AACAAGCTCCGTGCGCCGTTGACCGAGAAGAGCATGTCGGCGAACGAGCTCGCGAAGTTGCGTGAGCTGATCGCAATTGCTGAAAGCAATCCTGCGTTGAGCGAGAAGACAGGTAAGCCGCTGCCTGGCGTTGTGGACTACGCGCATCACCGCGAGCAGATCCGTCGTCGCAATCCGAAGACGGGCTTGCCGCTGGCGATGTTGGACTCGGACTTAAACGTCGGAGAGTCTGGCAATCTGCGTAACACGCTCGGGCAGTTTGTGTACGAGCGGTTGCCCGATGGCACGTTGGTCGTGAAGGATCGATACGACTACACGGGCGATGTCGCAGAGAAGACTAACCCGCTTGTTAAGTACGCCACCTACAAGGGAGTGGATCGCCCGGTTAACATCACCTTGCCTCCTGAAGTCAAAAGGAAGAAGTGATGGCCGAGGATCTGAGCAGGATCGTCCCGAGACCGGCGAGCGGTAAGCCGCAGCCGGCTGATCCTAATGCGGGAACGTGGCGCGATCCACGTCAGTACGATCCGGAGTTCTTATCGCAGGTCGGCGGCGAGGCCATCGTCGACGTGTACGAAGGGCTCGCGCAGATGCCCGAGCAGGTCTACAAAGTATTCCGTGGCTTCATGGAGCGTCAGCGACAGAAGAGCCCTGAAGAGCTGCGTGGCACGGCCGATCCCTATGACACCGCTGCATACGATGCGGCAGTGCTGGCACTCGAAGGTGCGGCGAAGGAGCCGGTAAAGACCGCAAAGAGTGCGGCGAAGGCGTTGGCCGAGTACGGCAAAGAAGCCGTCTCAAGTCCTGCTGGCATGACGAAGTTTTTGGCGGAGAACCTTACACCGCTTCCGCGTGTGCCGAGTACAGGTCCTGTCTCGCAAATCGTTCGGCCGAAAGGCGAAGGCATTGTGCTCGATGCGCCGCAGGCGAACCCTGTTCCGTTTACAGTTACAGGAACCGGAGCAAGTGCCACCACCACCGGCCGTGTGCCTAAAGGCTATGTCCCACGCGCCATTTTAAAAGCTCAGGAACGACTGGGTAAAAGACATTCCACGCTGCCCGATGCCAACCTATCGGCTATCAATAACTTTTTGCAGACAAAGGTCCGTAACTACTACACCAGACAATTTGGTACGCAGGACGATCCGATCTACAAAGCTATTCGTGAAGGCAAGCTGACTAGCGAAGAACTTGGGGGGCCAGGCGGCATACGCAAATACCTTGCGGATGTTGCAAAGGAAGGGAAGACTCGCGTAAACCCAGAGACGGGGGAATCGCGTTTTTATCCAAGCCCAAACGCCCAGGAAGCCATACAAGACATCAACGCCCTCTATGACGAGATGACGGGCATGCGGGGTACGGTACTTGCGCAAGAGACGATCGGAGATCCCAAATACGGTAACCTACTTTCGGATCAAGCCAAGACTGAGCTTCAAAGATTAAAGGATGTTACCAGGGATCGATTACTGGGTGAGCGTCTTCGACCCGAAGAAATAAATCCACGAATCGGTTACATGGGATATAGAAATCCCGCTTTTGTTAAACCAGGAAGTTCTCCAACGGAACCCATCCTAAGCAGTCAGTTTAACACGTCAGATGACATGAGAGCGCTCCTCCTGTCAAACCCCAGGCTCTTGCCAAAAGAGCTTCGCACCGCTATCGAAAAGAAGCAGCCGATTTATGACTTAAACCCCCAAGGAGCGCTTAAGAAAGTCCTTGATGAAGAGTCTTTGGTTGACTACCTGGCCACGCTTCCTGTCAACCAGATTAATAACATGCGTTACGAAGACGCTATTCGTGGTTCTGTAAAACTACAGGCTCTACAAAAAGAACGAAAGGCGTTAGTGTCCCGGATTCGCGATAACAAACCTGTTGATGGCAAGCCGTTCCTTGAGGGGGTCAGCGCGCCGTTAGTTTCCTATCCAGAAGGAAGTCCTCTTCAAGGCTACACGTGGCGAAGGCTTGAAAAGCCGGACGCGACGGAACTGGAGGGAGCGTATCTTAAGCATTCTGTAGGGGGCTATGCCGATGACGGAAACTACCCTTCAGAGGACAAAAAGGACTTTCGCGCAGGAACTATCAAGGTCTATTCGTTACGGGATCCAAGAGGTCTTCCTGTCACGACCGTAGAGGTAAAAGAAATTCCCGGTCTGGGATCAGCAGTCACGCAGGTCAAGGGTGTTGGGCGTGCTACGGGCAACGCATTGCTTAGTAGCCTAGACGATAAAGAGCTGGCGTTATCTACTAATTATGTAGACCCAGCATTGGTTGACTTGTTCAAAAAACTTGACGTGGCGGCGATTCAGGAAAGTGATTACCACCTCCCGCCAAGAGCATTGGCATACAAAGAAGCCGCCAGGACTAAGCCGGTATCTAGCCTTCGCGCCGGAATAGGTGCTCCTCAGCCTATTGGTAGGCCTGAGCCTCCACCAGTGCAGCAGGGCATCGGTCAATTGCCGCCGGCTCCAGAATTTCGTCCCCCAAACGATCTTTTGCGACGTGGCGTTCAAGATCCCGCGCTCATGGAAAGGCTTTTGCGCCGTGAACAAAACCCCGGCTTTATCGAAGCCCTGCGCCGCCGGCTCTTAGGCGATGAAGACTGAGTTGAGTTGTTAAAACAACTCTGATCAACTAGGATACCAACATGCCAATTGATAAAGCTATTAACCAAGCCCCTGCCACAGACATCATCGTGGTAGCGGACGAGGAAGCGGCTGCCCCGGACATTGAGATCGTTCTTGAGGACGACGGCAGCGCGGTTATCGAGATTGGCGAGGCCGAAGCGCAGGAAGTGGACTTCTATGCGAACCTGGCCGAGGTCCTTGAGCCGGAAGCCTTGGCCCGTATTTCGATCGACGTGGCCTCGATGTTCGAGGCCGACAAGGGATCGCGCTCGGATTGGGAGCAGATGTACGCCAAGGGGCTGGATCTGCTGGGCTTGCGCATGGAAGAGCGCACGAAACCTTTCCGTGGTGCCTCGGGTGCGACGCATCCGATGCTGCAAGAGGCGATCATTCAGTTCCAGGCACAGGCTTTCCGTGAGCTAATGCCGGCTGGCGGCCCCGTCCGCACGCAAATCCTGGGCAAAGAGACCGTGGACAAGTTCCAGCAGGCCTCGCGCGTGCAGGATTTCATGAATTACCAGATCACCACGGTGATGGAAGAGTACACACCGGAGTTTGATCAGCTCCTGTACTACACCGGATACGGTGGTTCGACGTTCAAGAAGGTCTATTACGACGCTCAGTTGGGCCGAATGGTGTCCAAACTGTGCTTGGCCGACGACATTTACATCCCGTACAACGGGTCGAGTGTCATTTCGCAGTGTCCGCGCCTTACCCATCGCATTGCGATGGACTCCAACGAGTTCCGCAAGCGTGTTTTGGCTGGCGAATACCTTGATGTGCCGGTGGATTTGGAGCCGACGCCTGTTGATCCGAGCCAAATTCAGGCTGCGATCGACAAAGTGGTCGGTGTTCAGCCGACAGACAGCGCTGGCGAAGTGTTTTTGCTGGAAATGTTGGTCGATTTGGACATTCCGGGCTTTGAAGACCTGGACGAGAGTGGCAATCCGACCAAAATTAAGCTCCCGTACGTCGTTACGCTGGCCGATGACACGCTTCGTGTTGTTGGTGTGCGCCGAAACTGGAAGGAAGACGATCCGCTCAAGCGTCGTCGCAACTATTACGTGCACTACGTGCTCGTGGAAGGTCCCGGCGCGTACGGTTTGGGCTTTGTGCACTTGGTCGGCAGCCTTTCGAAGTCTGCAACGACCGCACTTCGTCAATTAATTGACGCCGGTACGCTCGCAAACCTGCCTGCTGGCTTCAAAGCCCGTGGCGCGCGAATCGCGGACGATTCTGATCCAATCCAGCCGGGCGAATGGCGTGACATTGACGCCGGTGGCGCGGAACTTTCGTCGTCACTCTTGCCGCTGCCGTACAAAGAGCCGAGTCAGGTGCTGTTTGCGCTGCTTGGATTCTTGGTTGATGCCGGCAAGCGCCTCTCCAGCACTGCGGACATGCAGGTTGGTGACGGAAACCAGTACGCGCAGGTCGGAACGACGCTCGCATTGCTTGAGCGTGGCTCGATGGTCATGTCGGCGATCCACAAACGACTGCACTACGCGCAGTCGATGGAGTTCCGACTGTTGTTTGAAGGTTTTGCCGAGTATCTGCCGGATGAGTACCCGTACGAAGTGCCGGGTGCGAGCCGTAAGATCAAGCGCGCTGACTTCAACAAGATGGTGTCGGTGCTTCCGGTTGCCGATCCCAACATCTTCAGCACCGCGCAGCGTATCCAGCTCGCACAGATGCAATTGCAGCTTGCCCAAGGCGCGCCGCAGATGCACAACATGTACGAGGCGTACTATCGCGTGTACGCGGCGCTTAACGTGCGTGATATCGACGGTATTTTGTTGCCGCAGCACACGCAGATGCCGCGTGATCCTGCCACCGAGAACGCTTCGGTGTTGAACGGTATGCAGCTCAAGGCCTTTGCCGGCCAGCAGCACGATGCGCACATCGCCACGCACTTGATGATGGGCCTCTCGCCGATCCTTCAGAGTAATCCGATGGCCGCGATGGTGCTTCAGCAGCACATTCTCGAGCACGTGCGCTTGAAGGCCGAGGAAGATGTCGAGGCCGATCTATTCAAGATGTACGGAACGGATCCGGATCGCATGGTGTCGGCCATTCAGAAGGAAGGCATGGTCGCAATCAAGGTCGCGCAGTACATGCAGGAAG